GGCACTGAGACATTGAGGGGCAATATTGGACAAGCATTAATTTACAATCGTGCTTTATCATCAACAGAAATTAATAATAACTATACACTAATAAGAACTAGGTATGGTGTATGAAGATAAATATATAAAAGGATAACAAATGGCAATAGTTTTTGAAAACGGAATAAATATAGGTGGCGGAATAGATATAGGTGCAACACCACCTTCTGGATTGGTTCTTAACCTTGATGCATCCAACTATAGTGCTATGCCAGTTGATGGAACTACTATAGCAGGCGAAGGTGGCTACACTATAACAACACTTAACCCGGGTGGTAGTATGTCATGGGATCCCGCAGAAGGTGGAATATTCCGCAAAACTGTACCTACTGGCACAGACTTCTTAACATTCGGACCAGATTACTCATCAACATCACAAGCTTATACTGTAATGATGGTCTACCGATCACAACCTAGTACGGCAGGTAGATTACTAAACGCTAATAGTGCCGCTCCTGATTGGTTATTAGGTTTATGGGATAGTCCTTCTTATGTTCAAAACGTTTTCTATAACGGCAGTACCTTTGTAGGTGCCACTAGTGCAGCTGACAATAACTGGCAATTTATATGGGCAACATACAACGGCAACTCTGGTTCACCGTTTTCGCAAAGTTATGTTGCTAATTCAACAATTCCAACAACTACCGCTGGTACTGATACTTCGGGTAACGGTTTCCAAGGTTTAAGATTGTTTGGTAGATATGACAGCCCTACAGCTAGTTCAGAGAACCCAACTTCTGATGTAGGTTTAGTTAAGGTATGGAACAAGGTATTGACATTATCTCAGATACAAGCTCAATGGACTGCGTATAAAACAAGATTTGGATATTAAATATGAAGCAAGATCCACGCACAATCGTAAACACTGACGAGGATCATACCTTCAATCCACCTGCCAAGAAAAAAATCATACCTAGGACACTTGACACATTTTCATTAATATGGAAAGCTGATAAAGTAGATACTAGAGATTACAAATATCAACTGACTTCTATAACAAATCCTAACTATGTTGATTTAAGAAGTTATTGTTCTAGTATTGAAAATCAAGGTACATTAGGTAGCTGTACTGGGCAATCGATTGCCGGTGCAATAGAATTATTAAACAAACGTAACGGCAAACCAACTGATGTTAGTAGATTGTTTATATATTACTATGAACGATTAATAATGGGAACAGTTAACTATGATAGTGGGGCTTATATACGTGATGGTATAAAAGCAACAAATCATTATGGCGTAAGTTTAGAAACTTATTGGCCATATAATATTAAAAAGTTCAAGCAAGAACCAATCAATGAAGCAAAGAGTGACGCACAAAGACGTAAAGTAACACGATACGAAAGAGTAGCAGACTTCAATGGATGTATTGACGCATTAACAAACGGATATCCAGTTGTAATAGGCTTTCATGTTTATCAAAGTTTTATGTCAAATACTGTTGCTAGAACAGGTAATATGCCTTATCCAAATAAAAAACGTGAAAGATTATTAGGCGGACATGCTGTATTACTTGTTGGATATGACAAAACTAGAAAAGTGTTTATTGTCAGAAACAGTTGGGGAGAATCTTGGGGTGATAAAGGTTATTTCTATATGCCATTTGACGTAGTTAAACCCGATATGAGTAGCGATTATTGGATTATCAAATCAGTTAACAATCCGTAAAAAAAGCCCCTAGGGGCTTTTCTTATTTCATCTTTTCTAGCATATAAGCAGTGAATTTGTTTTCACACATTGCTGGAATCTCAACAAATGGATCCTCAAGAAAGAACGGACAACCGGTTTTCCATTTACCATGTTTCTTAAAGAATTTGAATTCTAGCAAATCTTTTCTATCTGCAGGATTAAATTCTCTACGAGGATTAAATGAGCGACGGAATGTAGATAGATTTAAGTTCATAGTATAAGGGCCTAAACCCTGTTGTTTAGAATGGTGCGTCTTCAACTGCCGCAAGAATATCTTCTGCGGACACTTTTGCTTTTTTAGCACGTGCTTTGATAGCATCAATGCTTGGCTTTGTTTTAGAAGCTTTAACTTTAACTTCACCTTTACTTGCTTCTTTAGTTTTATCTTCAAGTGTATCAGCAATAGTTGCCTGATCACTTGCGCTAGAAAACTCAGATAGAGTAGCAAGATATTTTAATGCTTCTACTTTTGTCATTTCTGAAGGTAGCTCAACAAAGTCTACACGACTAGCACCACCTTTAGTGAACTGCTTGATACGACGGACCATGTCATCTGTGAAGCGAACTTTAGCGTTACCATTGTGAATAGTAATACCGGCGACTTTAAAAGTTTGATTAGAATTAGCCATTGTGTTTCCTTTAAATAAAAGCTAAGTTTAAAAAATGTGCCGATAACTTCTCAGCACTATTATAATGATAACACAATAGCCATTTGTTGTCAACCATTGTGTTACCCATTATTTGATTTATTGAACAACGTAGGGGCTGTTCCATTTGCCAATGTTAACATCAACATAGTATGCCGTGTTAAAATAATCTGTCATTGCGTCCGATTCGTCAAACCAATCGGCAGCTTTTAAGGCTTCGAGGGCCTCGGTCAAGAATTCCTTAGCAACACCATCATAGTGATCCTGGAACCAATATTGATTTACCTGATCGTAACCAGTATCATTAGGTTTGAAACCACGTTGTACCTGATAAAAATCATTGCCACAAACCTTGTTGCTATTGCCAATGAAGTCAATAGCACCCGATTTGAGGGTCAATACGATGGTCATATGATTACGAACTGACAAAGATCCTTTAACCTTGTACTTAGCCAAAATTGGCTTAAGTGCTTGAGTAATCTTTGCTTTACGTTCTTGATTCATGTAAGCCATTTGTTAGTCCTTTGTTTAACTGTTTAAGATTCTATTATAGCACCAAATCCATTTAATGTCAAATTATTGTTCCATTGGGTCACCAAGAAAATACTCGGTTACATAGGTGACAACAATATCTTTGCCAGAATGAATCTTTAAGTATTCACCTAGTGCTTCGACACTTCTAAATAAATAACCATTTGCTTTGTACATCTTGAAGTCCTTTATGTAACTGTCTAAGTATCTATTGTAGCAGAAAGACCATTTAATGTCAAATTTAGGAGTTGACAGTTTTGAATGGGCTAAACACTTCCCTATTCTTAACGGAGTCGGACACGTCATAGACCCAGGTTACAGGGACTTCCAGTACAGCAGAGATAGTTGAAGGATGTGTACCTTTCTCCAACATTTCCATGATATCAATTTCTAAGTCACTCATTTTGCTTTCCTAATGTTAAATAATCCACCTAAAATCACTACAGCTAGCCAGGACTCTAGTGAGTACTTAATAGCTAGTGCCGGAAACAACACATTTAATGACCAAATAGTCAATAACGGGCCAATTGCTACGAGGGCAATGACAATTACAATTCCAACAAAATAACTCATAAAACCTCCAACATGCTAGCGGGCACTCTCCAACTACGGAACTGACCTGGTTGATCTACAATAATAAATTTACGATTGATTTTCTTTACAACACCGGAGATTGTACCACGTGTTGAACTAGTGAATTTAACATTGGAACCGATTGTCAGTACCGATTTGTTTCGCACCACTAATTGGGCACGTGCAAAACGAATAGCATCATTGATGCTGTTCAATTCTTCATTAGTAAAGTCACCCTGCATGATAGCTGTATTAATTTGCTTGATGTTCATAAGAACTCCTTTTGACTGAATAAGACTCTATTGTAGCACTAAAACCATTTGTTGTCAAATTTTGGTGCTGTTTGGATGTTTGTGTTTACGAACGTACATACCTTTTTTAGATTGTACAACCTTAGGTTTGAACGGAGTGTTGCTAGAAAACAACACTTTGTGGGCCCGATGTTTGGGTTGTCCAACAATAAATGATAAGATTTTTCGTTTCATAATACGTATTATAGCATAGGAAACGTATTTATGTCAACTTTTGGCAGTTGAGTCTTGGTTCAAGCACCCAAATACAACGACGGGGATAGTGCCAAAGGGTGGGGGTAGCAGTACCGTAATAGCAAACCAAGGATTGATTCCGGCATCATTACAACGCCTAATTGTGGTTGCGATCCATAACCAACATGATAGTACACTACCCACACATAATATTGCTAGTGAAATAATCCAGCCAAGTAATCCTATTACTACAATAGTGAAGGGTAAACTTAGTACAAATATTATAAAAGCCAATGAACTAGTAAGACCCAGTAGAGCCCAACTAATTAAGTATACACCCCAATATTCACTACGTGAGGCTTGACCTTTAAAATCAAAGTATTTTTTATATTGTTCTAATTTGTTTATCACATTATCATCCTTATTAATCCCACACTATCAATTGTTACAAGTAGCAAGTAGTTAGCCAACATGCCAAAAGATTTCCTAGTAAAACTAGCCCAAGCATAGAGACCACAGCCGATGATCCAAATAGGGTACAAAGTAAGTAAAGGCGGATTGGGGACTGTAAGTGCCATGGTAATCGAACAGCCAATTGAAATGCCCCAAGCAAGCAACTCAATGATAAACCTAAAAGGATGAGTACGGTAATCATCTTTGATCCAATTAAAAATTCCATAAAAAATATCGTTCATACGTATATTCTAACATATTGAACGATATCATACAATACATTTTGGTTACTGAGTACAGGTGCGTTCTTTATAAATTTTGCCATCTAGACCTTGTATTTCTTTCCATTCTGTACATGTTATACTAGGAGGTACAGTTTGTTGTTGGATGACTACAGGAGGTTGTTGAACAATAACTTGTTGACGGCCCAATTCATATCCAATTGCTCCTACAACTACCGGAGCTACCCACCAACCTACTCCTGGACCACGATAATGTCCATGATGACGAAATCCATGTCCGTGATGTTGTGCCATTGCTGAACCAGTCAATGCTAAAAGTGATAATGCTACTAGAATCTTTTTCATAACTATCTCCTATACATATATAACGTATTAGGCAATTGTTCCGTTGACACGATGTTTGTCCACTACTTCCTGCAAAATACTCTCTATCATCTTATTTAGCGTAATATCACGTTTATGCGCTTCCATAGCTAACTGGTATATCTCATGTTCATTTAAATCTAATTCAACTTCCACACGATTATCATTTTCCATTTTTCTCTCCATAGTGTTTTAATAGTGGTTCAATGTTATTCTCATAAATTTGAGCCATTGTGTTGTATAATCCCTTACGTTCTTCTAGTGTCATTCCCGCACACCATGAAGGGTCTGTTGGATCTTTATCTAATCCATAATCCTGTCGATATGTATAACACATATCAGTTATGATTTGTTCTTTATTTTTCATATTCTTCTATTCTATACTTACTGAAGGGGTAATTTTCATGTAACCATTCAATCATACCTTCTTCATAAGGAAGAAAAACTGTACGAGCCTTGTTAGTTATATAAAGTATCATTTTATTTTAAGATTCATTTTTTTCAAAATAGTTTCTTCATGGGTACCGCCACCTTGTTTGTACACATTGTTAACTTCTTTGGCACATTCACGCACAACCAATTCATAAAACTTTTCTAGTTCTTTATCATACGGGCCGGCCCAATCAATCTTGCCTGCACCTGGCCCCCATGATTCATTGGCCCAAGTAACAAAGCCAGCCTCTTTGGCAATATCTTTAATCTTTTTATTCATTGTTCAGCCCCCAATAATATATTACTTATGCCGTAAACCAATCAGCATCATCTTTCAATTCTATAGATTCGTCACCGTCATATTCGTTTACTCTGAACATTGCACCTTCAGGTATCCATGCTACTTTCAATTCCCACATACCACCTTCGTATATGTTAGGATACTTTAGTGTAACATATGTTTTCAACTCATCGAATTTTTCTTCCTCTACTAACTGAACGATAGCAGGGTCAAATAATAATTCAGGATGATTGGTATTCCATGTATACCATCCTGATCCATAATCAGGGCTATACAATACAGCAACTTTTCCATCTCTAACTAATTTGTTCATATTATCTCCAAGCGTTAACTAAACCAATTAAACAAGTAACTATTGCTACCACATTCACTACCAATTGCGGGTTATTCTTTACACGTATGGTCCATGTCAAAAACATAATTGTACCCAATGTAAATGCTACAATATTGTAGGGATAAACACTAGGTCCAATAGAGTTACAGATATGACCAACAATAATGAATACTGCTCCAATCCATTGTAGGATATCGTTTAATTTCATTCTACTCCAAAATGTTCTGACAACCATTGTCTTGCGTGAAAACGTGCTATCAACTGATGCCCACCTGGATCTAAAACTTGTATACATTCCTTAACAATCAATTCGGCAAACTTTTCAATAGCCTGTTTATCATAGTCATCCATTTCATCCCAGCATCCTTGTGCGGTTAGTCCTGAATGATACATCAAATCTTCAATTCTTTTGTTCATTCTTCAACTCCAAAATGTATCTTTGTATTCCAAATAGCATCACTAAGACGCAACTTGGATTGATTGGCATCCTGCATTATCGTCAAACATTCCTTGACAATCAATTCGGCAAACTTTTCCATATTACTAGGTAGTCCTATTTCCAAATAGTCTTTTGAGTAACCGGCCTGTTCAGCAAGTTCTTTAATTCTTTCGTTCATTACTTTACTCCAAATGTGTTAAGTGCTGGTTGCAATGTGTTAATCAATTCTGTCTCACGGGCATGAGCAGGACGCTTACCACGCACAACTTCTAATGTCCCAAATATAAAACGCTCGGCTCCTCGCTCACGTAAGGCACGTGACAGACCCCAATTTTTGTTTTCTGTCATAGCCCGTTGCATATGTTTTTGCATACGACGGACTAGTGTTCTACGAACATTGCCATTAAAACAAAGGGCAGTCAAACCAACATAGTATTCCTGTGTTACTGTATCTTGGATATAGTATATCACTTGATTACGATCTGTTCTACGTTTACGGGTGATTTTCGAGTTCATGTTAGTATTGTACATGAAAGCCCATTTATTGTCAAATATTGGCAAAAACCGCTAGAAGTGTATCAGAGTGTATTCCTGAATCCTCTAGCGATTTTGAAGCCCCTGAGGGGGCTAAATGAGTACTTTTGTTTGTTAAAAATGTAATACTTAAGTATTAGTGAATTACTTGTCCTACACTTGTATTAATCCAAGTCTTAATTTCTTTACGCAATTCTTTTTCTGTATATCCCATTTCTCCTAAACGGGATACTAATGAAATGAATAATCCATGACTGGCGATACCATATATATAAGTATCATCATCATTATCAAGTTCAAATTTATCTAATTGTTCCAATAATACATCATTAATAAATTCCGATGCAATAATGGCGCTATGTTCAAATTGCCACATTTCCGGATCTTCATCTTCTACTTCTTTAACTATTAATAGATTCTCTTTGCTCATTATTATTCTCCGAGTTATCTGTATTTACTATCGGTGTATATTCATAATTAATTGTTTCTATATTCTCTCTAAAAACAATAGCTCCATTACGTAAATGAAATCTCCTAGCCATATTAGTTTTAGGACTTAATGTGACAAATCTATTAACACTAGGATATTGTTCCTGAATACCCTTAACTGCTCTATATAATAATTCAGCACCTTTTCCGGCTTTATAACTCCATATTGTATAAAATACTGCGGTAGTCGGTACTTGTGTAGTATTATCTAAATCTTTTACATTTTCTGGAATAAAATCATGGAAACTAACACATACCATTGCATCTGGATTATCTGCTGATTCATCAGTTAATGCGGCAACTAATCGTCCATTACTAACTCTAAAATCGGCTGAGATTTCAGGTCTTACTGGATCGTCTTTAATAAATTCTAAAAGTTTGTGTGTGATATCTTTAATGAAGTGTAGCATTTTAGCCTCGGAGTAGTGTTATTCGTATTTAGCATAAATTTAAAATATGCTATTATTTAGCGACATTTTTTAGCCACTAAATATTATCATGGAAAATGTTATTGAATGGAATGTTGGTTTAAATGATTTTAAGAAATGTACCCTAATATTAGGAGAACATTCTCATAAATTTACCACAGAATTATTAGATGTTCCATTTGAATATGGGCGTAATATTACTGACATATTTAATGACCATTTATCCAATAGACAGACCAAGTATGTAGAGATATTATATAGTGGTGGGTTGGATAGTGAATTAGTATTATTGTCTTGTTTGAAAAACAATATACCGGTAATAGCAATAACATTAGTTATTAAAATAGAAGGGTTAATCATTAATACTCACGATTTATATTATGCCGAAAAATTTTGTAGAGAAAATGATATAATTCATAAACTTGTTGAATTAGATGCCGATAACTTTTTTCAGAATGGTAAACATTTACCTTATTTGACACCTTATTATATCACAGAACCTCATGTAGCAACACATTTATGGTTAATTGAACAATGTAATTATTTCCCTATTATGGGCGGTGATTGGCCTTGGGTACAGACTCATATAGAAAACAAAATGTTATCGCCTAGTAGACTAGAGTTTTCTAGTTATGAAAGGTTTATGAAAGATACAGGTATTAATGGTATTGGTAATATGATTGGATATAGTTTAGAATCTAGTTGTAAACTAATACAGATACATTTGGATAATCATATAAGTGGTGAGCCCGTATCTAATTTCAAATCACGCATGTATCAAACTATGTATCCTGAACTAAAGCCTAGATTAAGAAGTTATGGATGGGAACATCATAAAACTAATTCATTTAATCTAATAAAGTATAAAATAGATTTAATTAAACAATTAAAACTTACCACTCCATTTATTAAATGGAATAATACTATAAAAACGCTATTAAATACGTCAACTACTGAAAATGACCAATTCAAATAAATTTGATACGCATGAATCCTTTTATCACGGGTTGATTAAAAGCAAACTATGGTTATGTGAGGAACTAGAAAAAGCTATATACCGTGAATGTATTAGTAAACCTTCATTACATATTCTTGGATGTTGGGATAATCTATTAGCATTTATGCTACTTACACGTAATCCTACATTCTATTACGAAGTTCACGGTTATGATATAAATACAGAAGCAATAGCTAATGCTAATAAAATATGTGATATGTGGAAATATGAATCACCTAAAGTTTATAATCATGTGCAGGACGTGAATAACTATGATTTTAGTACATGTATAAACAGTATCTTTATCAATTGTAGTATAGACCAAATGGACAGTAATAACTGGTATAATTCAGTGCCAAAAGGAAGATTAGTCTGTATTCAAACTACTAATATGAAAGATCCTGAATTTCCTTGGTATATTAAACAAACAACCAATAGTTTAGATGAGTTAGTTGATAGGTTTAATCTGAGTAATTTGATATATTTCGGTGTAGAAAGTATTCCATATGGAACAGGTGATTATAAACGTTTTATGATTATAGGACGCAAATGATTAGTAAAGAATAAATACATATATGGATGATTATAAGTATTTTTCACAATTATGCGAAAGCATAGTTACAGAAACCAGCACAGCTATGGCACAATTCACTGGGCCGGGCGCACAGGAAATATTAAAACGGTTACATTCTAAAGAAGCTTTTGGACATGATGTTCAGCCTGAACCTGTAGTCAGACCTAAATGGACTGATCTCAAAGACAAGCCCGGAACATGGTTATTAATAGCCGGTAATAAAGGATTCGGGGCAGTCAAGTTTTTGCCGAGCAGTTTCAGAAGAGGCAGCGGATCATATCAATTGTTAGCTAGCAACGGTAAACCTGATCCAGATGAAGGCAATATGATATATTCTACCATTTCAGATAATGTTGCTAGTGCTAATAGTTCGTTAAAAGGTATTATAGGTGATGCTAAGAAATTTTACTTTGTAGATAGTGAATACGCTAAACAATTAAATACCAAACGTGTCGCAAATAAACCAGATCCTGCAGGAATTACAACTGTATCTAAATTGGTTACTAGATTTAAACCGCTTTTTAAAAAAATATTAGTTGCTTCTAAAGCTGATATCAATGGTGTCATTTCTAATATGGCAAAAAATGATGCTTATCATAAAGTAGAGAAAAAACTTACACAGGTACAGGCCATTGATAGCTCAATACAAGACTTAGACGATGGTACAATATCTGATTTACTTATTATGGCGGTTAACAACAGCGTTGTATTGACTGCAAGATATTACTATCCGGATCTAACCGGTAATGTCACTAGTGGATATAGATACCGTGATCTTAGTTTATCATCTGATAAATCTGAAGGCGTTCAAAAAGTATTAGCAGATATAGCCAACGGCGATAGAGAGAAATTAAGTGCTGTTCTCGCATATCTAAAAAGGAGTTTAGTATAATGAGAGCAACACACTTTTTAACAGAAGCAGATATCGGTACTAATATAATGAAAGACCCAAAGCTAGAAAAAATGTTAGCTATAGCTGTTAGACATGATAGAACATTCCCGCGAAATGAAATAGCAGATATGGGTCCAAAACCTACATATGCTGATTATGTTAAATCCTGGAGTAAATTAGTTAATCAAACACTAGCCAATAATAACTATGGTGATTTAAGTAAAGATATTAAATTTGCCAATTGGTTATTAAAATTATATGTAAATCATGCGCTAGACTATGAAGATTTGAATGGTGAGGGCGGTGATGCATTAGGTGCTTGGCAAGCATTAAGCACACGTGGTTTGTTAAAGAAACCAGATCAAGATTTAAATAATAAAAAGTTTACTAGTTTACGTGCATTGCAAAAGGCAATGGAAAGAGATGAGTATCGTACTACTCTCCGAAAAATTAAAGATGCTGAAGAATTAGAGAAACATAAACGCACTAGAAAAGAAATAGTATTAATAGACAATGATAGATTTCATGTTATCATGCCATTAAACTATGGTGCTTGTTATACATTTAATAA